ATCTAGTTCTTCTACTCTATCGTTGTTAATAAGAGCAAGTTCTAGTTCTTCAACTTCTTCTCTAATAAGGTCCAAATACATTGCGTATTGTGGATTGTTCATGTTGCTTACGGTTTGATCGCAAGCAGTCATAAAATCTGTTTGATCTGCAAATGGATTAGTCATTAAAACATACCTCTACTATCTGTGAACATTTCTGGATTAATATCAACAGGACCGTCTGAATGTTCCTGCCCTAACATAAGATCATTAGGTTTTTCGTCAGAATAGCCAATAATACCAGTTGGATCGACCATCCAAAACTTAATTATTCCGTCAGGGGTTTCAATCTCTTGCGCTCTAGTCCAACGACCGTGCTCAACAAGAATCCATTGTCCTACTTCATATTCGTCGTTATTGTTTGGACCTTTACTATACACTTTAGACCAACGAGGATAGATGCCGCGTGTCTTACCGTCATCGCTACCAATAATAAGACCGCTAGCAGTTTTCTGCTCTCCAAAGTGCATATCCGTAACGAGAACTCTATCGCTAATAGCTCTCGGCGTGCCTTTAATCATAAATTAACCTTTTGTGTTTTCAGATTGTGCGTAAAAATCAGCAAGCATTTGTTCTCTAGTACGAACAATTTTGCCGCCCTTTCCTAATTCATCACCGCGAGCATTAACACGAACATTACCTACTGCTGGTGTTAATTCATTACGCTGACGTAATAGATCCATATCAACTACTTTACCATTCATTGATTTATAAATTTTCTTTGCTGGTGGTTTCTGTGGCATAATTATACCTCCTATATTATATATGTACTTATCTCAAAAACTCTCGCCAATCGAGGCCATATTGAATGGAGTTAATTTTATGCACTCCAATCAGGTACAACACGTAACTTGCTACACTAGATCCACGTCCAACACCCCATACTACCCCTTTTTCTCGACATGTGTCAACAAAGTAGACTAGCCAGCGTAGTAGATCTTCCATGTGTCGCTTTTCATATTCGTCTAGTTCTTCCATACAACGATACCAGTTTTTACTAGCCTGTGCTTTAGCACGATCTTTGTAATTGCCTACTTCTAATAATTTAGAAAGCATCCAAGATCGTACATCTAAATTTTTATACTCAGTAGGCATATACCATTCTGATTGCATCAATCTATCAAAGTCATTGATGTCAATTTGGTTATCTTGGTATAGTTTAAGTTTTGGAATACCCATTTCTGTAGCAACAGAATTAAACTTTTCTATTTCTTCAGAAGGATCAGCTATAAGATTTTCAAGCTCATTAATTTTATTTTGATAAATGAGCTCAAAAATATCTGAATCGGAGTATACTGGAATGCTTAGATTGTCTAATCTCATGCAACTATTTTAACGAACTTTTATTAATTCGTCAAGATCTTTATTGCGATTTTCTTGTTGTTCTTGCCAAAGTTTACGTTGACGAACTTCTTTTTCTTCTCGATAGCCTTCAAGCATTACAATGATTTGTTGTTGTACAGCAGGGTTCGACGTTTGATAATATTTTTTACTAAGATTGCTAATCTTTTCGTCAATCTCGTTATCTTTAAGAAGTGCTACATCTTCAATTAACGGATGCATTAATGATCTTCCCAACCTATAAGTTTAGCTTCACCGGTTGCGCCACCGCCATCTGCAACAGCGACAGTAATAATGTCACCGGTTGTATAAGTTCCTGCAACACCTGTAACAACTTCCCAATCAGTATCACCAGGCGTAGTGATTATATATTGTTCACCTACTAAGAAGTTACCGTCTGTTGTAACAGCATCTGCTGGTTTATAAACTTGCACACGATATGTATCGGTATTTAAAACAATACTACCAAACTCTGGAGTAATTGCATCTCTTTCTGCTTCTGTTACATTTAACAAGCGAGGTGCAGAACTAGCTGTAGACATAGCACCGTAGTAGTTTACATAAATGTTAAACCCAGAGTCAATGGTCCAAAATTCAAATACAACCGGGTCGGTACCTGAAACACTTAAAGTATCTGGAAAACCTGCTGGATAGTAGAATGTTGGGTCTGATTGCTCTGATGTAAAGCTAAAATATTGTGCATCACCTGTTTGATCACTGAATAAATGTACACGAATTTTTCCTAATCTGCCTGCCTGTGGAAAGTTTACAAATGTAAATTCGATAGGAGTTAACGGATCAGTTGAACCTGTTAACTGAAAAACTTGTGCAGAGCCGTTAGCGTAATTAATGTTTTGACTAGCACTAATAGTTCCACTTGCAGTATATGCTTCAAACGAAGCGTTTGCTAGATTAACGTTTGAAATAGTGTTTTCAAACAAGTCGCTTTCTGGATCTGTTTTGTTTAATCTAGTATCTTGCAAGTCTTCAATATCACTTTTTGCTTGTACTAATGTATCTTTAATTGCAGAAAAGTTGTCACGAAATCCTTGAGATTCGTTGTCAACACCTGCAACTGGAAAGTCTATGTCAATTTGTTCTTCGCGGTATGCCATTTTTTAATCCTTTTTACACTCTGATATTTATCATATATTATATCGGTAGTTGTTAAATTTTAAATAACTTTCGCTTACTGTATTAATATCAGAATCAATAACAAAGCGATCGATTTCGTAATCTAATTGGGTAAAATCAAACCCAGAATTTTCAATATTTTCTAAGATAACGTCTCCTTCACCTGGATTACAGTAGCATAGTGGAATTGCTTTTATGTAACCAGTTGCAGCAGTCCTGTTATCTTGAGGAGTTGTCATCCAAAGAGGCAAGAAATAGTTTTCTGTTAAACCCACCTCTGCTAAGTTATCACGAATATTTTTTAAACTTGCTGGGTATACGTATTCTAGATCTTTGCTACTAATGTTGATATTCCTATTATCGATTGTCATTGGTGCAAGATTTGGCTGAAAACGATCTACGGCTTGTCTATTTAAACTAGACTCAGTTACAGCATTTTCGTATGTTGTATTACCGTTATTATATGTTCCTAGTTTACCGTTAATTGTATTCATTCGTGTTTGGTTAATTAATTCAGGACTGTTAACGTTTACAGGTAGTCTTATTTTTGATTTAACTGAACCGTTTTTATTTTCGTAGTTATCGAGTACCTCAATATAAAGTATTTCGTAAACTACTTCATTTGTTCCTTGATATTTTGCTACGGCTTTTTTAACATCGCCTAGTCTATATCTTTTTCTTTTTGCATTTTTTGAAAGTGCAGCAACATACTCAGGAAGTGTTTTACTTTCAATACCTGCATATACTAACATTTTTAATTCTTTTTGTAATCCAAAAGACGGATCACCTAATCTGTATATGCTGTCTGGTGTAAAAATACTTGTGTCGTTAATAAAGTTAAAGAATAATTCACGTTTTTCAATTTTAGGTAATGGTTTACATGATATGTTACTGTAGAGAGTAAGATCGTTAGTTCCTACAGTGATATAAAACTCTTTATTAATAGAACTAAATTTAAACTGGTCTTGAGCATTAATTGTAAATTTATAAATTTTATCAACAGTAGTAGTTCCGCCGTCAAACGTAGTAGTTCCGTTATCAAACAATGTGAAACCGGATATTGATCCTGCTCTAAACTGGTTAATAGTGCCAATAATAATTCCTGATTCTCTTAATTCGAGACCCGGCGGCAGCGTACCAGAAACTAAGGTATATCTTAATTGTGCATTAGGTACAGAAGTTACTGCTTCAACATGTAAATTGCTTGGATAATTTGGTCGCAACGCACCGAGATCCTCGTCTGAAGTAAATGCTATGACACTATCAACTTCACCTAGTACACCAAGTGTAAATGTTTTTGACGATGTTTGTTTAGTATATTCTGCTGTTGATGTTAGGTATTGCTTTCTAATTTCTAACCCGTCAATAACATTTGTTACTAGGTTTTCCGCAAGTTTTAGAGTTGCTAATGTACCGCCAGTAACACTGTTACTGACATATTCTGTTATAGTGTAAACAGTAGGCCCAATTCTTATAACATCACCTATAATTAAATCAATGCTTTCTTGATCTAGTGGGGATATTTTTAGGAAGTTCTGTCCTACAAGTGCATCGTCGCCTACTACAATTGCAACTTCAACATAGGTTAGATCTTCTTTGTCATACTTTGTTGCAGTAATTGTAAAGTTATATTCTTTAGTAACAGCAGGTTGGTAAGGTACAAATCCAAATATCTCTCCGTTGTCTGGATCTAAGAATACGCCATCTGGTAAAACACTTTCAGTTAAGTCTGGATTGTAAGACGCTAAACTATATCCTACAGGTCCTATATTTGGATTTGGGTCATATGTGTCTAATAAAATTGTCACATAGTTGTTTGCTCTGCGCAATCCTAAATTTGCAGCAGTTAACCAAACTGGTGCTCTCAAGTAAGTTGCGTCAGCAGTAAATGCGTTAGTGCCAACAGGTTGACTCATGTTATCAGCACGTAGGAAATCGTCCCCAACAACAAATATTAAGAATTTTCTTTTTGTAATTGTTTCACCGTCACTTACACTAACTATGAATTCATAATTTCTATTAAGTTTCTTAGGAGTTACAACATCGTAATAGTCCGTGTCTGATATATTAGGTGTATCGCCAAAGTCGTAAGGATATGTGTCAAACAAATTTGTATCGTAAAAACCAGTTCTTGCTGTTAAGTCTAGTGTAAGAATAGGATCAACAATACCGTGTATACGACCATCTCGATCTAGTGTTAATCCTGGCGGAACTAAACCGTCACCGTCTGCTATAAAATACTCTAATTCATTACTACTAGTTAAATCTGTGTCAACTGCTTGTAACTGAAAATCAATTACAGCATTGTCTAATACAAACGTTAGAGGAGTTGTTTCTAATGTGATTGTACCGTTAGCAACAGTTTCCGGAATATCAGGACCGTACTTGTAATAGGTTATAGTGGTTACTATTCTGTAGTTATATTCTTCCTCAGTTTCGCCAGGAATAACTAAAGGTTGGAATAATTCAGCACCTTCCATGTTAACGCTATCAATCGTTGAATTTACTGTGACATAGTTGCCTGTAACAAAATTGTGCGAAAGCTCTGTTGTAATAGTTACAATATTATCTGTTCTTGAGATCTTAGCAATGTTTGATAAACGTAGGGTTGAAGCACCAATTGGTAGTGACCCTTCCGGGGTTACCCAAACAGGAGCATCTGCTCCTTGTATACTCATAGTGAATGTTCTGTCGTTTAAATCGTTGCCGTTTGATGCACGAAGGACAAATGTTGATTCTGTAGTTCTAGAAACTTCTAAAGGAGACCCTTTTATAGCCCATATATTCGAGCCTTCAATGAAGATGATTCTCATTCCGCCTGGAAGTTTTCCAGAAATTACTGAAACATTGATAGTGGTTTGATCGACACCAGGCAGTATTGGTAAAGGTAAAGTTACAACTTCGCGCTCATTGTACGTACCAAAATCGTAACCTGAATTTTCACTCCAGACATTTAACATAAGATTTAATTCCCTATACTGTATTTATTAGTATAGGGAATGTGTTACGACCACGGTGTTGCGTCAAATGCTACTCTTACCCAAATATCAGCAACTCCGTCGTAATCAGCAATACAACGATAGATATAGTTGTCGTCGAAAACAATCAAACCAGCAAAGTCATTAGCAGCACCTACTGATGTAAGAGGAGCAGCACGATCACTAATTATTAGGTTATCGTTAATGTTAACGTCGCCATTAACGATAATACCGCCCTCATCAACAAGTAATGGGTTAATGTCATAATCTGCTGTGCTAGTGTTGTATACTACAAAGTTTAATCCTGGATTTAGCGCATCAACTGATTGAGAAAATGCTTCAAGTTTGATCAAAGGTTCTGTAGTAGCCCCGTCATTTACTTTAAATTCAACAGCACTACCAGATCTGATAAGATCCAATGCCTGAGCATCAAAAATTGCTGCAACAGGTCTTCCACCGCTAGTGCCACTGTCGTCAATGTTTAATAGTGTAGGACTACCTGCTATAGCATTAAACGTAGCCTGAGTGTCAACAGTAAGATCACCAGTACAAGTAATATCACCAGTAACATCAATGCCTGCACTAAAGTCGGTGTTAGGATTAACAGTTAAATCTCCAGATGGCGTAGAGATCTCTGTAGTTGTAGTACCGCCTGTTAAACTCAAACTTGCGCCTGAAATAGCACCGGTAACTGCTAGACTTACTAAAGTACCAACTTCTGTAATCCCAGTTTGTGATGCAGTTAACACACTACCGTTTAAATTACCAGTAACATTACCAATTAGTGGACCGTTAAATTCTGTTGCTGATACATCACCAACAATAGTAACGTCACCAGTAGTTTCAATATTACCGGATCCGCTTATTTTAAAAGTGTTTAGGTCTAAGTTACCACCTAATTGCGGACTTGTGTCTTCAACTATGTTTAATAATCCACCGTCTAACGAAACTGTAGCATCAATAGAGTTGCTTACGTCGTTGTATTGAAATGATATATTTGCATGAGTGCCGTTAATAAACAGTGCTGCGGCAGCATCCTGCGCATCTTCTGTTGTAAAACTAGTAATAGGTATTCCGCCTGCTTGTACACCGTCGCCGACGTATACTGCTCTTTCCTGAGTGTCATAAATTATTTCACCTTCTAAGAAAGTGACTGCTTGTCTGTCTGCTGTTGGTCCTCTGCGGATTCTTAATGCCATCGTTTTCTCCTTATGATATAGTTCCTGCGTCTATGGTAATTGGGTTTGGATTTGCAAAAGTACCCATTTCAACACCAATTTCTTGTATTAAGTAAGATATTGGGTCAATAAACTCAGACACAATTGAACCATAATCAAATGTATTTACCTGTCTATTGAGAATACTTATATTTACGAATGGGTTATCTGCAACATCGCCCGGTCCTCTCGAATAGCCTACAAGAGTTCCGTTTAAATTTCCGTTAAAATCTGTAGCAGTTACAGAATTTACGTTTGTAATGTCTTGCCCTTTAAAATCAACCGGGCCAGTTGGATCAAATTCTAAAGTAATAACGTCGTCGACTACAGAAATTTTTAATGCATCTAGACTGTTAATTTTTCTAAATTCTAACGTAGTGTCTGCTTTTTGTTTGAATACAGATTCGCCTGTAAGTCCTAAGTTTAGTCCGTCTATAGGTCCGTTTCCGTTGTTGTAAAGAAACTCTACACTTTCTTTAGTTTTACGAAAGGCTTCGCGAAGATCGTCTCCAGTGCCATCATTTGCGATGTTACCTAAATTAATTTCTTCTAAATCGTCATATATTGCCATAGTCTTTTCCTTAGAATCTACCTACTACTACTTCGATAACACTTTCGCCAAGGTCATCTTTATTTTCTAATGCCTTGCCAACAATAGTACCTGGTTTTGGATCATTGTTAACAATAGCATATCCTGCTTTCGCTGCTGTGACTAGTATGTCACCTTTTTGTACTTTACCAACTACTTTACATGGCAAACGTCCTGTTAAACCAACATACAACCCTTCTTCAAGATCAGTGTTCATCATATATGCTGGATTACCAGATATAATACCTGCAACTCTGTGATCGCCCTTGGTAGTTGTTACAGTAATCTCGTTTTCACCGCCAAACACAACAACAGTACCAACTTCGTAGTCTGCATCCGCTAGATATTTTTCCGCCAAGTCAGCGTATCTTGCTGCGGTTGCTGTACCATTATACACCCCGGAGTTGTCAATCCATGATACATCAGTACCACCTCGACGGAATCTAACAAGTTCTGTAGAGTTACCACCTGCGTTAATATACCAGCGGTTACTATGATATTCAAGTTTACCTGTATTGTTAGCAGCATCACCAGTCCATGTTGTAGTATTTTGTCTAATACTTGAAGTATTATCAAGTGTTATTTGGTTAGTAATTGTTAAGTTTTCGATACTTAAATTTTGTCCACCTAAGAATGTAGCAACCTTACTAGCACTTGCAGAACGATGGTAGTTGTCACCAAACTTGCCCATCAAGTAAGTTAATGTTCCAGTACTTACATTGTCGGTTGAGTTAAAGTATGAACTGTTAATGTAACGTCCGTTGAAGTCACCGTTACTGTCACGAGCAACAAGAGTACTTCCTACGTTAGAAGATGTTGCATTTGTGTTTAACGTTTTACTAGCACTACCATTAAATGTTGTGCCTGAACTGTAACTTAGGTAAGATCCTAATGATAGTGCTCCACTTGTTCCACCGTAAATAGTACCACCAACGTGTAAGTTTTGACTAATACCGACCCCACCTGTTACTACTAGTGTACCTGAAGTAGTACTAGTGGCTGATGTATTTGCTGTTAGTGTTACTGTGTTGTTAGCAGTTAGTGTTGTAAACGCACCAGTACCTCTTGTAGAACCGCCGATGTTTACGTTGTTTATAGTTCCAACACTTGCTGGATTAATAATAACAGTACCAGTTCCTGTTGGACTTAGCGTAACATTTGCATTAGCAGGACTAAACGTAGTTGTTGACGATGTTGTCAATGCTGTAGCATTTGTAGTTCCCGCTAAAGAAATAGTAGTATTAGCACTAGTTGTACCAGTAGCACTTAGGAAGTTAATATTACCTGGAGTATATTGCTCTAGTGTGGTGCCGCTAGTGTCTAACGTCTTGTAACCATCAATCTTAAGTTGCTGTACATCTGCAACACCACTACTATCTGTCTTAACAAGACTGCTTGTTTCACCACTTGTTGAAATATTAATAGTAGAATATGTATTAGGTGTAATAGCAGTTAGTATCATTGCACGACCGTTAGTACCTACTGATACAGGATTAAACCATGCATTCTTAATACCGTCACCGTCTGACACAACTTGAGCTGGAGTAATTTCGTATGGGGCTCTTGCTGCACCGCTTCTATTACCAAGCAGTGTGCCGTTGCCCATGTATTGTATCTTGTTAAACGTTACACCAGTAGCTGCACTAGTTGAGTCGAGTAGCTCTATCCAACCATCTGTTGATTGGAATTCTGCAGAATTAAATGCCGCAATGCCTAGGTTACTTTGCTTACTCTGTTCAGTTCCAGTTGGGGCCGATGCAAGTGTTCCTGATTTGTTCATGTAAAGTTTAGACTGAACAATAGCCGTAGTTCCAAACTCTGTATCATCTATAGGTGCATGAACGTTAACATTTAGAATTACATCATTCTTAATATCTAATGCAACACTCTTAGTACCTATTGCTAGATTAACTTGGATGTCACCTGAAGTAATACTTTCAGCATTAACCCACTTAGTACCGTTATAAACAAGCATATCGTTTACTGTTCTTGCAGGCGATGAATATGTGTCAACACGTACATTAGATAAGTCTTGAACATCAACATAGTCTTTAGTCGCAGCATCAGTAGCAACAACAGGATCGCCTAAGTTAGCAATTCTGTAACCACCTAAGTTCATTGGATCAGGTCCGCTGAACGCCATAATACCTGCACGATCCATATAGCCTGGACCGATCAATGAACTTTCTGGAAGAACTAGACTGGTTCTATCCATGCCTAGTCTGCGATCTAAATATCCTTGTACCGCTGCTTCTGTTGGTAGTGCATCGTTAGCACCGTCTGTAAATGTATCGTCGTTTGAGAATTCAGATACTGTTACACCACGTTTAAATCCTAAACCGTCTAAGTTAGAAAGTGCAATAGAAGCAGCAAATGTTACACGACCTGTACCTTGGTCAACTGTAAAGAATCTACCTACACGGAAAATACCGTCTTGGTCAGTTGTTACATAGAAACAACGTCCTCTGGTACGTTCTGTAACTTCATTCGCTTGGTTTGGTTCTCTCGGAGCACCATAAATTTTACTTGGGAAGTTAGTTTGGTTGTAACTACCAGAACCAATATCTAAGAAGTCATGTCCTGTAACACGACAGGTTGAGATTCTAACAATAATTTCTACAGGTTCAACGCTAGTTAAGCCAACACGTAATGTTGGTGGTTCAGCAATGTCTAAGTTAAAGTCTGGATCAACAGGAGTGTATAAACCAGGTGTTGCTGTTCTGCCTGGTAGACACTTGTCAACAACATCTTCGATCTCAACATATGCGTAATCTAATACAATACCCATATCGGTGTAACTTAGCACACGGTGTATCTTACCATCCCATGCTATAATCATTTCACCAGAATTGAGTCGATTCTCTATACTTGGTTCATTAACGCGATCAATGGCAATTTTTAGGTCACCAGCAGTAGAACCCATTGTTTTTGCACCATCATTTGGGTCAACGAGCGTTGTAGCATCGCTACTTACAAGTAGTTTAACATAGTCGTATGTCGTATCAAAACCGAGAACTGCTTCACCGGCTGCAAGATCTTCGTTTAATGGACCTTTCTGACCGTATGCTAGTACGCGATAAACAATTGCTTCAGTTGGGTTTGGGTCACCAACAAATGTTAATGCTGTAGAAGGTCTTGTTGGGTTAGTATCATCTACTTCGTAGAACTTAAAGTTTTGGTTTAGACGTACAATAATTGGTTGATCGTGATCAAGGTCAGTTGCAAGACCGTTAGTAGCAGTATCGTTGTTACCACCTGTGTTAATGTTTAATCTAATAACATTACCGCGACCCCAAATTAATGAAGCACCAGTGCCCCATGCGCCTGGATCACTATCGTATTCAAGTGTTACACTTGTGCTTGTTGATGCTATTGCATTAAATGTTCCGTTATAGTTTGAATTACTATTTCCTGCAACAGTGTAAGGAACATTGATCAACGGTGTGCCATAGTCGACAGCAGCAAACGAGTATGTTACTTCAAATTTACCGTTACCATTTGGACCAGTTACACCAGGTGTTCCTGTGATTGTTTCTGGAATTAACGGCGATACATCAGTACATGATGCAATTTCGTAACGAGCAATACCGTTACCGATAACATTGTCAACAGCTATAGTAAAGCTGGAGCCACCGCCACCGCCAACATCTGCGTCGTTAACAGATAGAATATCACCTTCGGTGTATCTAATACCACCTTGTACTAGCCCAACTGTTACAATTACACCACCACTTACAACGATATTAGCAGTAGCGCCAGAACCTGTTCCACCTTGTAATGGAACGTCAATATATGTTCCGTTAGCATAACCACTACCACCTGCAAATGCTGCTGCTAGATCTGTAATTACACCCGAACCGTGGTTAATCTCAGCTTCTGCTACGTTATAAGGAGCGTAATCGTAGTCATATACATATATTGCTAATTCATCAGCAACGTTATATGTTACGAAGTCTCCTGTTTTGAATACTTTCATAACCTGCACCATGTTATCTGCAAGGTTAGCCTTATCTGGTACTTCTAACGGATCCGAGCCTTCAGACATAATACCGTATTCACCGTGTGCGTTAGAACCGTTCAACGAACGAATCTGTCCACCGTTATTAGCATAGTATGCAACCCAGCAGTAGTATGAGAACACAGATACTGTTTCAATTAAACCTAAGTTAGTTGCTACAAGTCCGTAACCTACGTCGTTAATTTGCGTAAAGTCATTCGAACACATTGAAGTGTTACCAGCGGATAGTAACATAAACTGTTTAACATATTCGATATAAGTTGTTCCGGTTCCGTATGGAGTTGCACCACCACTAGTTGGGTCACCATCTGCATAACGTAAGGTCATTGTTGTACTAGTTGATGCAACACATTCTAAACTATCATTGTTAAATGATGCTGTACTATTTCCATACATTCTGTAACGAGTCTTAGTTAAAGGATTTGGTGTTACAGACGGTATTGTAAATGTTACATCGTATGATCCATCGCCAACGCCTGAATCTACAGAACTAACAAATCCTGTAGATAAGAACTCTAACGGGTTAGTTATTGGTGTTGTATCAGACAGTATTAATCTATATGTTGGATATGTAATTGGTTCAGCATCTGCTACAACTGTAGTTACATCGACATCTGGGTCTTGAACTATCGCTGTGATTATATCCATTAATTCACCAAGTCTAGCGACTTGTGAAGAACCGTCTAAATCATCGTCAAATACTTGTGCAATTGGATTTTCAACACCGTTAGCAATCTGGAAATTAATAGTCGGTTCTTGTTGTGCAAGTACTTGTTGAGCAACATACTTGGCATATTCAATACCGTCTATAGTTTCTGCTAATTGTTCACCTAACACAATACGGGTTCTTGCAGTGCCGATATGATATCTGTTTGCTGCACGAATTGATAGATAAGTTCCGCCGTATAGTAAGTCTGAAGAAACATTTCCTACAATATAACCAACGTCTCTAGAACATGTAGCAACATCGTAGGTAAATCCTGAACCATAGTTAGTGTTAATAAATGTTGTTACATCAGATTCTAAACTTGCTTTTGCAGACTGTAAACTATTATTAGCAGCAACTAGTGTAGCATTAACCCAAGCAGTGCTTGGTGTGACGGTTGCAGGTGCAGCGCCAGTTCCGCTAGTTACAACGTCAATAATATACTGAATTTGAGCTTCAGCATCGTTACTTGCTGCGGTTGAGCCTGGTAATAAACCTCCACCGCTTCTAACTTGAGGAACAGTTACCTGTAATGGAGTAATAGTTGAATCAAGTGCAATATCGCCTAATAGTGTTTGCATATAACCATATGCAGCAATAGTTGCTGTTCTTTCTTCTTCGTTAGCAATGTATGCAATAATAGAAAGATCTAAACCGTCAACTAGTGATACAGAAGCACCACCTTGTGTTGCTGATAGTTGTAATGAGTTACTACTTGGAGTATTAATAACATAATACGTTTGCCCAGCAGTTAATCCATTTTCTGTAGTTGTTGGAATAAACGTATCGTCAGCATCTAATCCATGGTTTGCTTCAGTAGTAAGTATATTTGAACTAATAGCAATTATTTTAGCAGTTGGTCCTACACTAGATGCTCTGTAGTAGATACCTTCGTAGTATGCTCTTGCAGAAATACCTGTTGCAACATTACCACCGTATGTTAAGTCATAGTATGTAGAATCTAAGATGTAATCGATATCTCTACGACATTTGTTTGGATCGTAACTTAATCCAACATAGTTGTTTGTGATATATTGAATAACTTCTGCTTTAACAAATTCACGGTTAGCTTCGATCATGTTTCTAGCATTTAAGTAACCGGAATTAGCAGCGTTATTAGTACCACTGGTCGGTAGTGGCATTGTATAAGACCCAGCACCTGCAGACTGTATTTGAGAATTAATCCAATCAGTAGTTCCTGTTGCAATAGAGTTTTGAGCAATAGAATCTAATGCAGCAAATTCATTTTGGTATATTGCTGTGGTCCATGTAACATCTGGCTCAACTCTTGTAGGGAATACACCGTCAGTGCTAACGGTATCATAAATTTCTTGTACAAGAGCTTGTGCAGTATTAATTGAATCTACACTACCTGCTTGAGTACTAGTATCTTGGTTTAATGAAGTTGATTTAGTCCAAGAAGTGTCACTGTCAATAACATATCCAACAACATCCTGTAAATGGGCCATTGCTGCAAGTACTTCATCTTTCTCACCAGATCCGTATTGTGCAACAGATGCATCAAAGTACGCTTTAGCAGCGTCGTAGGTTTGTAAGTTACCACCAAATGTTAAGTCATAAACAAGTGCATCGATAATGTATCCAACGTCACGACTACATGCTACACTGTCGTAAGTAAATCCTAAACTAAATGGTGGAGTGTTAGTTGCTACTTGATCAGCAATCCAGGCAATTATTTCACTTCTTATAAATGTTTTGTTAATAATTAATTGGTCTCTTGCACGTTCGTAACCAACATCACTAGCGTTATTTGTTCCGCCACCTGGTAATACATATAAGAATCCGTCAACGGCAAATGTTCCGTTAGTAACAATATCAATAACTTCGTCCCATAATGCTTCAGCACGAGATATAATTGTTGCATCAGAAAGTTCTGCAATAGTTAATGCTTTTGATATTGCAAACGATGCAGCAGTTTGCGCCTTTTGATTACTGTTAAATGTATTAGCAGATGCTGATAAGTAACGTCTTGCAGAACTAACAGTTCTATAGTTAGTATTAAAGATAGCATCAAAACGTATTGAATCAACTAAGTATCTAATGTCACGTTGACAGGTAGCTGAATTGTATGTAAAGTTATCCCAGATACTAGTACCGTAACCGTTAGTTACAATATCAATAATAGTATCCATATTAGTAGTAACTGATGCAGTAGCAGTAGCATTTCCACTAACAACAGCTAGTGCTAATTCTTTTAATTTAACGTATGCATCGATAGTTGCAGCCTGTTGTGCACCAACTGCTACACTAGCAGTACCTCTCCAATATGCGCGACCAGCAATTATAGACTGGAAGTCACTTCCAAACATTAAATCGTAACCTAGTGCGTCAACAACGTATCCAACGTCTCTTTCACACTTGGCCTGATCATATGAGAAACTTACGTACTTGTTATTTAGGTAAGCAATTACTTCTGCTTTAATAAATTCTTTGTTAGCCGCCAACAGCGATTTAGCATCTCTTGCAGTTGGTGGATTATTTAAAATGCTAGTTAAAACACTAAACAAAGATGTAATTGTAACTGATGCAGCAGGTTCAGTATAGTCGGTATCGATATATTGAATATATGTTGACTGATAACGCTGTGCTGGTGAAACATTATTAATAACAGCCTGGATCACATATTCTATATGAGCAATTGCTGCTAATGTATTTTGTAATTGGGTATCGATTACAATTTTAGAACTCGCACTAGCATTGAAGTATGCTAGTCCTGCTTGAATAGTTTTTAAGTTTCCACCGTAGTAAATATCGTGCGCGATTGCATCTGCAATGTATCCAGTGTCTCTTGCACACGTAGTTTTATTGTAAGAGTATCTTTGATCTAAGTATGTAACTGTATTAGATTGTAAAGATTCTTTGTTTGCGATTAATAATGCTTTACTGTCTATGATAGAACTATCAACGCCTGCTAATGGTGGATAAGTTTTACCTGGGTTAGCATTTGGTCCGCCAAGGATGATAGTATTAATGTCACTCATGAATCCAGCAATCTCTGCTGCTTCAGCAGCACTACCTGGGTTAGATAGGTCTAATACCTGAAGAACATCGGTTTGTTTAGGGTATGTTATTGCAATGCTTTGAACTACAGACTGCGCAACTGTACTAATGTAGTTTAATGCATCAGTAGTTTGTAATGTTTGCCCAGCAATTTGAATGTTATCACTACCGTCGTAGTATTGTAAACCTGCTTCAATAGTAGCACTATTGCCGCCGTATAATAAGTCGTATATAACTGCTTCAACAATATATGTTGTATCTCTGCGACATTTATCTTCGTCGTATACAAATGTTGGATAAGAATCTGCAATGTATGCAATACCTTCTTCCTTTATAAATTCTAAGTTAGCAAGTAGCAGATCTTTAGAGTTACTAGTTGAAGTAGATGTTCCTGGAAGTGTAGGGAATACAAGAGTATCTGCACTTTCTAATCCGTTGTTAATAATGTCGAGTATTTCGTCAACGCCATCTTCTGCACGACCTTGTGCAATTGAGTTACCTGCTAGTATTTCTGAAATTAAACTCTTAGTGTATGTTAATGCATCATTTGTTTGTGAAATTTGATCAGGAAGTATATCGTATTGTGTTCCTCTAAAATATGCCTGTCCTGCTCGCACACTGTTAAAGTTAGTTCCGATAGCTAAGTCCCAACCTAATGCATCTACAATTAAGCCAACGTCTCTTGAACACACAGACGAATTAAACACAAACTCTGGTGATAGTTGAGAATCAATGTACCCAATTACTTCTGCTTTAATAAATTCTAAGTTACGTCTAATTAATTGGCGAGCACCACCGTATCCTGTACCGTCATCGGTGTATGCATCAACTTTAAATGTCTGTCCGTCTACAACAAACGAACAAGGAGTTGTTGGTGCACGTTCTGCTCCAGTTACTAGAAACTCAAGATCATTTATTTTTTGTACAATGTCCATAGACACGTTGCCAGCAAAACCGTCAACATATTGTCCGCCACGGAATGCTTGTTTGTTTACAGAACCTGCAAACGAACCTGACTGTTGAATATATGCTGATTTAGTTAGGATCTGTCCTTCTGGATCTAGAACCATCATAAATCCGCCGTGTCCTTGACACGTAATCTGTCTAATAATTACAGCATCGTTACATAAGAATACGTCAATGTCTCTATTATTTTTTGGCTCACTTAATGGATCACTTGGATCTGTTAAGTAGTGATAACCGTATTCTGTAGAAGTAAGGTCTAATCCGTCGAATGTTAAATCTCTGCGGAACCAAACATCTACCCACGGCGATTTTGAAGGACGGTCTGCTGGACGTATCAAACATCTACGTAATTCATCACCAACAATTGCAGTGTTTGCAGGAATACGAATTGGATAATCTTCGTAGTAACTTCCTGATTCTACAAAGATTGTAATTTGAATATCTCTAACTGCTTGGTCAAACTCTAAGTTTTCGCCAACTTCGAATACGCCTTCTACGTCTTGTAAATCAAAATAGTCTTCACCAATTCCTGAACTACCGTCTGCACCATAGTATTGATAAATGAAACCTTTTGCTCCACTGTTACGTCCTACAACAATCTTACCAGAAACAATGTCTGGCTTAGGTAATCTACCTTGGTCAACTCTGTTACCACCGTAGTTACTAAAATAAACTCTAGTTGTTCCACTTACACCTGGCTCAGTTCTTGTAACTTCTGAATATGCTTCACCGTCGTTATAAGCAATTAACTGACGATAAGGACCTGTTTCCCAAGGTGCTGAATTTACTAATTCTTCTGCTTTTTGACACGCTTTGTTAATACTAGCAAAAGCATAAGAACGCTCGCGACCTTCTTTGCCCGGTGGAGTTCTTGCTTGAGTGTCATCGCCTGAAGTTGAAACGAATAAATTAACACGACTTGAATATGCAGCGTTATCAACATAATATTTTGTTACTGCTTGTAAGTCGTCTGGACCATTTGGAGTACCTGCACCTGCTAAACCACCTGGGTGATCGTTTAGTGTTAGTGTACCAGTCATATCTGCGCCAGTCTTTAGCACTACTTCTGATGCTCGAGGCGCTTGCGTACCTGATGCATTTGCAGGCACGTTTAAGTGGCCGTACATAGTATCGCCGTTAACGTTTACATATTTTGCATCAGCATAGCCTTTATTAATAGCAAACGTATCTGCAGAATAGTTAGTATTGTGATCAGTGTTAAAGATGTTTCTAGCAGTTTCAAACTCTGTATCATCAACTGGACATCTTAAACCACCAATCAACTGATTTCTAGCATCTAATGAGTACGCTAACTTTGGAAGTGGGTCATCTATTATTCTTGAAGAAAGTGTATCAAGTTTTAGCGAATTGCCGTCTTGTGTAACAGATATAGTTCCTAACGGACTTATAATATCTTTTAATACAATAGCATTTCCTAGCGTATTGACCACAGGTATTTTTCCACTTTCACCAACAAGTGAGTTAGGAGTATCACTTAAATCTGTAAATTTTAAGAATCCGCCCTGACCAAATACTGCATAAAGTTCAGAGAAGTTTTCGTTTGTTTTTCTAAACGCTTCACGTATGCTATCACCGGTACCGTCATTACCAGCTACACCAATATCAACAATTTTTCTTGCCATGTAAGAGCTCCAAATAAGTCTTTTTCTATCAGTATTTAGCAGATTATTTTATAACCTTAATGTAAATACGTTATGTTCATTCGAGAATATATACTAAAGAAAATACATGAACGTTGTAGTAAATTAGGCAAACGTCACACATATTACAGAGATGTAACTATGGTAGTGCTACGTTGTGATAATTGCGGCAACGAGTTTGAACGTCCTAGGGGAACAATGGATCCTCACAGACTTTCGAACAACTATTTTCATGTTTGCGGCAACTGCGATGCTAAAAAGTTCGCACAACGTAAAGGCGCTGAACGCAAAGTTATTTGGGAAAAATCCGTAAATAGTTTTGACGATATAAGCAAACTATAAATAAAAGTCCTTAAGGAGATAATATTATGATTAAATTTATTAAATCATTATTTGGTTTCAAGGAGCCGGAAACAAAATGGGAACCATTGCCGGTAACTCAACACCTTGAAGCAACACTAGAAGCAGATAAAGCTGAAGCAGAAAAGCCAGCACCTGCTGCTGAAAAGGCTCCTGCTAAGAAAAAAGCAGCACCTAAAAAGAAAGCAGCACCTAAAAAGAAAGCAGCACCTAAAAAAGCCGCTCCTAA